GCGGATCCGGTGGTCTTAAACTGCTGGACGGACTTGGCAATCCCGGCGGAAAACATCTCACCAAACTCCATATCCGTCATGCCGCTGTAATAGTCCTTGTAAATACCGTAACCCGTAGCAAACAGGGAAGTCATTTCCCCGACGGTAGACTTGGTGGCCTTGGCTGTCAGGCCGGACAGTTCTGTAAACTGTGCTACGCCCTCATCACTCAGCGAGGCAATACCGCTCTTAATGTCATAAGCAGCACTGATGAACTCTGCCTTTGTCGTACCTGCCCAGGTGTTGCTGAAGTCTGTGGCTGCATGTTCAAGGGTCTTTAAATCCTTAACACCTAATGAGGACAGCTCTCCCAGCGCCCTCCGTGTATCAAACGTTGCCTGGACCGGTGCAAGCGCAGCCTTCGTGATCTGGTCACCGACCACTGCCACACCGATCCCGGTCTTTGTCATGCTTCCCAGCCCCTGCTCCATTTTCTGGAGCTTGGAAACCGAGCCGCCGACTCCTGCCTGCACCTTGGACAACGGGGAGGTCAGATTGTCCACCATGGACATGATTAAGGACAGTTTAAATACACTTTCTAACCCCATCCTTCCCCTCCTCTGTTATTCTTCCGGGAAAGCACTTACTACTCCCCGCTGTATAATGGCGCTTTCCAGCTCCTGGATATACCGCGCCATTGCCAGATAGTGCAAAAATTCATCCAGTTCCATGTGTTCAAGATCTGCCTGCCCTAAACAGTCCGGAGGCACAAAATGAAGGATCTCCAGGCGGCCTGCCTCGTAGATGCTTCCTTTGACCGCCTCCAGGTGGCTGTTTAGAGCTTTTTTAAATTTGTCTCTTTCGACAGTCCCATCATTGCCAGCAGCTTTTCTCCCACGGAAATGGACAGGGCCGGATACTCCTCCAGGTCAGCCGTTAAGGCCCCGGCGCTCTCCGGGAGGACTGCATCCATCAGGAACGTTTTAAGGGAACGGGTGGCATTGTTGGATGCCGTCTTGACATAACGGTCATAGCTGGCCACGCTTGGAGCACGGAAGTAATAACACTTTGCGATCTCTGTATCATCATCCGGCGTCAGTATCACCCCTACCCGGTAAATTTTTCCATACTTTGCCTTCAATGCGTCTTCCTTCTGCTGGGTTTCCGCTGCTGTTTCCTGTTCTTTTTTCATTTCTTCTGCCATTTTTCTGCTCCTTTTTGCCATTTATCTTGTCAATTTACATCGGTTTGACGCCGTCACGGACGATCCCGCCCACGATCAGCAGATCCAGATCCACGCTTAAGGATTTGTCTCCCTGTGCTGCTTTATGGCTGTTTTTGGTGATCGTGACCTTGTTTAAGACATCCGTCCGGGTCCGGTCCCCGTCATTGGCATAGCTGACTGTAACTTTTCCAAACAGCAGGCGGTACAATGGTGTGCCTGTCCGTTTGCAGTAATCCAGCAGCCCGTCATAGTCATCTCGCAGGAGTGTAACCTTGCCCGACGCCTTATAGTTGCCCTCTCCATACCCGCGGGGCTTCTGCCCCTTTCCATAGACCTCTTCTTTTTCCAGCTCATCCTCATAGTCGATGGACTGGATCTGCAGGTTTAAGCCCGGGATCCCCAGATCCACATCCCCCCATGAGTAAGAGCGCCCATTTACTTCTAACATTTATCTGCTGCCTCCTAACTGCTTATGACCACGCCGGTACGCCCCAGATCCACCAGGATGCTGCGGATGTAACCGCGGGATGCATACCGCACCACCATTGACAGGGACTTGCTTGTCTGTATGTCCTGCCCGTTCGGCACTGTAATCTCCGCATCCGATATCTCCCCTGCCTCGACCATCCTGTCCAGAGGGGCTTTCACATACTCCGCAATCTTCCCCAGTTCCTTCTGTGTATCGGTCAGGTCGATATCCTCCTGCAGGTGCTGGAGTGCCTCCTTGCGCACCTCCCGGATGATCTTATTAAGGACCCTCACATCCTCCGCATACTGGTAGTCGCTGCCTTCCGGCCCCATGACGTTGGCATTGGATACATAGTATTTTTCCAGCCCGTCATATTCCCTGAAGGTTACATACCCCGCCGCATCCAAAAGGGCGGTGGAATCCTCGATACCGGCCGGGGTCAGTTCCAGCATCTTGTCCCTGCTGATCCCCATCTGGTAGGAATCCCCGGTACGGCCAATGGACTGATGGACCTTTGTGCGCGCATACAGGCCGCACACGATCCCGGCGCTGTTCTGTTCTGCGGTCCGTCCGTCCATTTTGATGTAGCGGCTTCTGGCAGCTACGACCTGGATCTCATAATTCCTGACCTTTTTCCGATCCTGCTCCAGGCGCTCCACATAGTCCGAAACCTCCTCCTCATCATCCGGGGCATAGGCCTCCATCACAAAGAGAAGGGGCTTATGGTGATCCTGCTCCAGTTCCTGCTGGGCTGTGGATATGGACGCCCACATGGCTGCATCGCTCTCGCCTACGATATGTACCATCTCATACAGCTCGTTATAACTGCGCAGCCGGCTCACAGCCGTAAGGACGTCCTGGCTGGTCATCCTGGGGGCCGTCGTGGAAAAACGGTACACATCCCCGATCTCAAAGGATCCCTCTTTTTCCACATCTTCCGTAAAGGCCAGCGTGATGCCCGTTTCCGGTATCTCATAGCTGCCGTTCTCCGGAACTGTCAGGTCATCTGAATTTGTCGCGCCTCCGTCCGTGGAATACATAAACAGCGCACTATTAAAGCCGCCTTTCCCTGTGATCGTAACCACTACCTCAAAGGCATTGCAGGGGGTTCCGCTGGCTTTCATGCTGCCCTTGCCCTTTTTGGAATCCGTGACCTGTCCGATCGTTCCGGCTGTGGATGCAGCCACCGGGATACAATAGATCCGGTCTGCCCCGTTTTCCACGCTGTCCATGACGGAATCAGCCAGAGGGGAACGTCCCAAAAGCTCCCGGATCTTAAGGACCCCCATATTGCCGGTGATCGTCACCGGCCGGTCTGCCTTCACCGGTGAGGCACCGATGGCAGTAAAAATGCCGGTCCCCTTATTCGTGGAGAACCCTAAAAGCCCGTCACTTACCGTTGTAAACACATCTCCTAGCATCCCGTGCCCTCCTTCTTAACCTTTCTTTTCCTTCCGTCCATTGCCGTGCCGCCAAAGGCAGCAATGGCAGAATCATATTCCTGCTCTGTCACCCTACGGCCCGGCTTCCATCCCTGTGCGGTACAGGCACCCGCATACAGGGCGGCGCTGGTCCCTTTCATCCGCTTCCAGCCACCGATCTCCTGCAATGAGGCACTTGCCCTTTCCTTACTTTTGTCCATGATCTATATCCAGCTCCTTGTCTTTTAAGCTCTGTCTTGGTGTGTCTGCATATACGCCGCCCGAAAATGTGACCCTTATCTTCACGGCGATCTTAGCTGCCAGGATGCTGTCCTCATCCTCCGCCCATTCTGCTTCAGATGGTTCAACGTAAACAAAATCGCCGTTGATATACAGTCCCTTTCCCAGTATCTCCAGAAACCTCTGGTAGATCGCATCCAGCTTCTCCGCATTAAATTCCCCGATCACCACATCAAAGACCACGTTCCGCTTAAATAAGCAGGTACGGGTCTTCGGGTTCCCGTCCGTGTCTTTAAAAACACGCCTGCTCCCATCCCGCTCCAGGGTCTCCTCATCAAACAGGACGGCCCCTACATGGCTGTTCCGGTATAGCTGCAGCTTCTTAAGGGATGTGATGGGTTCCATCTGTATCCCACTGGCCCTTAATCTGTCGATCAGGTATTCCCTGCACTTCGCATACATGCGTCCGCTCCTCCTCTGGTCTCTTTATGTCTCTTCCAGAAAGTCCTCCACTGTTCCCTTGATCTCTGCCATATCGTCTTCTGACAGCCCCAGGAACGGCCTTGCCGGGATATGCACCCGGATCGTGACCTGTTTTTTCCGGATCCACTGGCCGCCGATCTTAAAGATCAGCCCCCGGCTTGTCTTTGCCCGGATCGTGATACGCCGCCCTGGGGTTCCAAACTGGTGCGTTGCCGCGTAAATATTGTTGGTCCCGACAGCAAAGCCGGAATCATTGGCAGACCTGCGGATGGAATTTTTCATGATCCCGGTCTTTACCAGTGTTTTTCCTGCCTCCTGCTCCGCCCTTTTAGACGGCTCCCAGCGTTTTCCCTCCGGTGTCCTGGAGGTCTTAAACCGTTCCATCGTAGAGGCGCGGATCACGGAGGAAAGCACGTTATTAAGCCGTTTCTTATCCAGATCTGAAAATTGGCTCATCCGTTTCCTGAGACGCCGGATATCCCCTTCCAATCGAATACTGCAGCTTGCCACTGTTTACCATCCTTTCATGCTTGACCGCGAAAACAGCCTGGGGCTGGAGTCCACTGCAAAACCGGTCTGTGCCGCTGCCTGGGTCCCGCCCTCGCCTTCGATTCCAAGTGATACTTTTCCCTCCGCCAGAAGCGTCAGGAATTTGATCGCCGCATTGTACCGGTTTAAAAAGTTCTTCTGTTCGGTCCCCTCATCAATGCCGATACGGGAAAACAGGTTATAGACTGCAATGTCCTTACTGAATTTGACAATATTTCCGGGAGGCTTGGGAAGCGGAACCGTATATCTCTTTGCGAGATACCCGTCGATCTCCCCATCTGCGTCCTGGATCGCCTGGAGGATCAGGGGACGGATCTTTGCCTCCCGCTCCCTCTCATCCTCAATATAGGCGTCGCCGATCAGGGCATCCAGCGTGTCTGTTTTCAGCATTTCCCTTACTTCTTC